TTAAACCACCTTTAGGATTCTGTCCTTCTTTCCTTGTCCATGCAGGACTCTTAGGTTTACTCATAAGCTCTTACTCCATCTTTAGTTATTGCAAAGGTTTGTCTTCTAGCCATCTCTCCTTCTGCAGGAAAGGCTATGTGAATCCAGGAACCATACTCATAGATTAACTGGTCCCATTCTATCCCAGACTCAGAAATACAACGCATGACATCATCAACGCTGCCGAACCCAGGGCAAGTCCAATCAGCAGCAAGTCCTCGAACGTGAAATGAAGTATCTTTACTGCGAAGAGCCCTATTAAGTTGCAAGCTACGATAACCACTAGATATTCGTATAGCATTTCCATCGAGTTTAGTACGGACATGTTCTAATCCTTCTGCTAATGTTTTTAGATTCTTTAACGCTTCTTCATCTGGCGTATTGTCTATGTCTAATCTTACTGCGGTATTACTAAATGTTAATTCTTCTAATGTAAAGTGTGGAGTTATCCTTGTCACTTAGTTATTCCTTTCGTTTTTTCGTATGTTCTAAGTCCTGCTAAACCTAACATAGCAAAGGTAAGTTCTAATAAAGCATTAGTATCAAACTTAGGAAGTGGTACAGCTACTCCGTATACTGCTGCTAACCATTCTGCTATAGGTCCTAGTAAGAATATCCAAGCAAATCCTAAAGCAGCAACCCATCCTAAACAGGGTCTCCAACCTGCTACAAAGACACTTCTATGTGCAGCTTCAATCTTGTTAGTCTCAGCTTGAGCTAAGTTAAGTTGTGTAGCATTAGCAATAAGCTCTGCTTCTATAGCTTGCTTAGCTTTGTTAGCTCCATTCTTATCTGGAACTACTCTATCAATAACTGTAGAAATTAAAGGTAGTAAAACGTTAATCATTTAGCCAGTCTCTTAATTTATTTTTTAACTTGAGTTTTAGTTTGGTTATATGTTCTTGCAAATACTCGTTGCTTTTTTTCAATCTTTTTTCTATAACTAATTCCCACACTACTACTGTACCAATCACCCATATAAAACAACTCATCGATAAATTCTCCTGTTTTAAACTTGTGTACTGCTATTTTAAGACGATTAAAAATAATGCACCTAACCCTGCTGACATAAGAGTCATAGTTGACCAAACAGCTTTCATCATTAATCTTTCTAGTTTATCTAGCCTGTGATGTATTGCATCATAACGAATAGCACATATCTCTTCATGAGAGTGTAACTTTTCATTTACATTGTGTGTTGTTAGTGCCATTACCTTTCCTCTGTAGTTTTAGTAGTATTCTTACCTATACCAAGTAATTATTGAGTACCTAGTTCCTTTTGTTACAGGCATAATCTCATGGGGGTACATAAAGGTAGAAGGAAACATTACCACATCACCTTTACCTGCTTTAATCTTCATCTCTCTATCAAAGAACCCAAACTCTCCGCCTTCGTAGTCATCATTTAAATGAAAAGAACAGCTAACTAATCTAGGTGCTTGTAAAAAACTATCAACATGTTGTATGTAAAACTCCCCTTCATTATATCTAAGAAGCTCATACCCTGTATCTTCTTTTATATGAACATGCTCAAATCTTTTATTATATTCTTCTATACATTTAGCAGCACACTTAAACACTTCTGCATCTAATCTTGCCCGTTCTTTGTTTTCTTGTATTACAAAGGGTTGTGACATTTGAATAGTATTACAGTTACGCCTTGTTTTATCAACCTGACCCAGTCCTATTACTGTGGATTCCCACTCACTACTCTTAACATACTCAGTTAAAATAGCATCACATAATTCATCAGGAACTATGTTTTTTAATACTACGATATAGTCTTTAATATGTTCCATCAGTTTTCGGTCCACCTATAATAGTTACTCCATCATAACAAAACCAAGTAACCACTACTTCTCTTGGTGTGGATGAAGGAGTTACATAATGTCCATACCCTCCGTGAGGTGAAAACACAACAACCTTTCCTTCTTCTGTCTTAATTTTTTTGTTTTGTTGTGGAAATACTAACTCTCCACCTTCATCATTAGTGCTTAGATGTATCACTACTGAAGCATATCTAAGCAAGCCATCCATCATCTCACCATCAGCATGTATGGTACACTCATCACCTACATTATATCTATGGTATTGATATCCAGTATCTGCTGACTTATGCTGAGGATAAAATGTGTCTTGCACCAACTCTGTTTGTATTTTTTGCACCAAATTATGCAATTTATTGTCTAGTTCTTTTAACTCAGGTAGTAAGGAAATCTCAACAGTATCTCCTCCTCTGGTCAAATACATATCTTTCTTGCCTAATTTAATATATTGTCTACTTTGATTCTTTATTTCTTGAATCAATTCTAAGTCTACATAATTAGGAAATTCGTATATCATTGTGGATTTAATCCTGCATTAATTCTGTCGCCAAAATGTTCCCAGTGTTCTCCAGTTCCTCTTACATAGTGTAAGAAAACCTGTATATACTCTTGTCCAGTAAACTTATCTCTCCAGTGTTCTGATAGTGTACCTATATACATCACAGCTTGCCCAGGTTTTAAATTTATAGACACCTGTTCACCATTAGGTTTAGTCATCCAAATATCCCAAGGAATGTCTCCACCTAAATGAACAGTTAGACTTATCTCACATGAAGGTCTGTCTTTATGTTTCTTTAACTCTTCTCCATGTGTGTATAACCTAGCATACGTATAACTAGGCAACATATTTTCTCCCATCAACTCACTAATTGTCGGAAGTTTCTCACAAAGAAGATTTAAAAAGTCTCTAAAGTTATACATTGCATACGACAAAGGACATCCCTTGTCTTTAGTAAACAAATGAGGGTATTGTTCTACATGACTTTTATAAGTATTAAAAAGCTCAGAAGATCTTTCAGGAACAATAAAGTTATCTATAAGTAAATAGTTATTTTTTTCTAATTGTTTATTCATTTATTAATTTTAAGTATGCTTGTTTACTTGTGTTTATTGTAATACTGTATTTATTGTTATATAACTTTAAAAATGTATCTACTGCTTGTTTTGGATGTATTCCATGTTCTTTTGAAAACATATAATAATCATCTATAATAATTAAACCATTCTCATTTAGCAAAAAAGTACTTAACAATAAATCACAAAATACATCTTCAGTTCTATGAGAGCCATCTAAGTAGATTAAATCAAACTTCTGTTCTTTAATTATAAAATTACTCAGAGCTTCAAAAGACTTTGTTTTAATTACATCAATCTTTTTAGATGGGTTATGTGTTTTACATAAATCTATGTTTAAGTTAAACCTATCTATAACTGCAGCAGAAATATTAAAAGGGTCAACACAAGTAATAACTCCATTATCATTTAACAAGTTCTCTGCAAACCAAATACTAGACCTTCCTTCAAAACTTCCAACCTCTAATATAGAGCTAACTTTCTTTAGTTTTTTCCATTCTGCTTGTTTACCTATATGCTCAAGGCTGTGATGAAATATATATTGGACTATTGTAGTCCTCCTGCTTGTTGGTTTTCAGCAAATAATCTGTCCGACTCTTCGTCTGCTAATCTTTGTGCTTCGTCTGCTGCTAATTTAGCAGTGTGTGCATTTTGCCACAATGTATGAGCTGCTTCAGCCCATGCAGGAAGCTCTGTTATATCTTCATTTTGTGTAGTTACTTCTTTATATTCAAGATGACCTGAGGTATTATCCCATTGTAATGCCCAGACATTTGATGGAATACCACAAGTAGATAAATTTAAGTTGTTATAAAACAGCCCATCTTTTCCTACACTATCATCTACTACTACAATTGTAAGCCTCATTACTTTTCTCCTATTAATTTATTTTGTTCTTGCATCATTAATTGTGCTGTTGCTTGATTAGCTTTTACTACTTCATTTCTAAATGAATCTATTGAAGCTCCTGTTTGTCTTTGCTGCCCTGAGTTTTCTACAAGTAACATAGGCATCCAGGCAATAGCACATTGATACTCATCAACATCTTTACCTGTATTTTTATCTACTCCTTGTACTCTAGTAAACCAAGCACATTTAGTGCCAAGACATTCTTTTTTAACTAATGGGCAATAAGTCCCTTGCTCTAATCTCAAATCATTTCCTTATATTAATCTTTTGTAGCAACTATAACATCTACATAAGATACGGCTAAATCAATAGCAGTTCCACTAAATGTACCTGCACCAGAACTAAAGGAGAATGGGTGGTTATGAGAACCTCCGCCACCTGCTGCTCCTGTAGTATTAACCTGGATACCTGGGTCTGCCGCAATCTGTCCATACATTCCTGGTGCTGGTTTTACTCTACTTAATCCATTGGTTGGAGCAGGAGGAGAGTTTACAAATCCTGTAGCACCAATACCTGCATGAGTATGACTTGGTATCTGAGGTGTACTTAATGTTGTTGCACCTGCACTACCAGTAACACTTGTAATAGTAACAGAACCTGTTGGAGTTTTTGATGCAAAAGCTGTAGTAAAGTCTACACTACCACCACTACCTGCAGTACCTGTATTAATAACTCTAAGAGCTTTGTTATGATGCGTGGTATCAAGTGTCCATCCTGTTGGAGCTGCTGTCTGTACGAACAACTGTTTAGTCCCTGATGGAACTCCACCTGCAGGAGGTGTCAACCAAGACATAGAGCCATCACCATCTGATACTAGATACTGTCCTGATGTACCATTGTCTGCAACATTAATTTCATCAGCACCTACTGCATTAGCAACAATCTTATCTGCTGTTACTGCGTTGTTATCTATTTGAGCTGTACCTACTGTTCCTAGTGTAGCAAGAGCTCCAAGACCTAAAGAGGTTCTTGCAGTTGCTCCTGTTTCTGCTACCCAGTTAGCACCATTACCTACAATAAAGTTACTGTCGGTTGGTGTAAGAGCTGCAATATCATCTAGCCCTGCATCCCATGCTTGTACATTAGTACCAATAGCACCTGATAAAAGAACGTTGACATCAACAGCAAAAACATTTCCTGTAAGTGTTAAGCCAGTTCCTGCAGCATAAGTACCTGCACCTGCAAACTGTACCCATGTTTGACCAGTAAAGTCTGTTAGTTCATAATTATTTTCTGTCCAACCAGTAGCTTCATATGCAGTACCTTCTCTTACAAAGACAGTAGCACCTTCTAGTTCTGTATAGACATCTGCATCCGTTGCTCTGGTTAATGTATAGTTTGCACCATCATCATTGTAAACATAGATACCTTTTTCTGAATCTGTTGTCTGTCCAGTTAGTAGTAATCTATAACCATCATCACCAACTACTAATGCTGCATGACCATCAATGACTAATGTGTTTGTAGAGCCTGTTAATGATATGTTTGAATCTGCATGTAGTTGTACCGCCGTTTTCCATTTTAATCCTGCAACTGCTGAGTCTACATAATCTTTAGTAGCTACAGCATTACCTGCAGTAGGAGAAGGCATACCAACAACAGAACCACCAGTGATAGTAACATTGTTAGCATCTTGGGAAGCGATAGAACCTAAGTCTGCTACATCAGCAGGAGTATAGGTAAGAGCTGTTGTTACATCTGATGAGTTAAGAGTAACTGCTCCCTCTCTGGTATTGAATGATAGTACAGTTCCTGAAGCAGAGAAAGCGGCTTGTTGCCATGCTGCTCCATCCCAAATATATAGTTGCTCATCACCTGAATCATAATAAATAGCACCAGTAGTAGTTGTTACAGGAGGAGAAGCTTGTACACCTAAGTACTGCTCACCAAATAAATTAACTGGAGATATATTTGCAGCTACTGTATTAACATTAGTAATATCATTAGCAACTGTTGTAACATTAGCACTGTTTCCTGCGACTGTAGTAACATTAGCAGAAATACCTGCTGTTGTATTAACGTTACCTATATTGGTAGCAACAGTAGTTACGTTAGCATTGTTACCTGCAACAGTTGTTACATCAGCATTGATACCTGCGACAGTTGTGACATCAGCGGAAATCCCAGCAACAGTCGTAACATCATTTATGTTGTTGCCGACATTTGTCACTGGCGTACTGGTAGCCCAGTATTTTGATGAGTAAGATGTGCCAGTAACTGGCCCACTTGTCTTTTCCGCCCAGTCTTGCGCCGTTGTAGCAAAGCCAGAAGCGTTAGACGATGCAGTGTTAGCAGCTGATAAAGCCGCTTCCACAACTACCGATGGACCCCAGACAATAACATTCTCGTTACCTGGAACAGCGGGAACAGATGGGGCGGTCACAAAAGTCAGCGTGTTTGTCGATATCGAGTAATCATCACCTGGATTTCTCAAGGCTCCATTAACGTAAACCTGTACATCCGTGTTGCCAGT